CTTTCGAAAACGCATTTCCCGCAAGCGCGTTTCCAGAACAAAAACCAACAAAGCCCACTGGGCTTCCAGAGTCGGTATGTGATGCGTTTTTAAAACTATCTAGGACGTTGTTTTTGGCCATTGCGCAGGATGATACGTCCGATACGGACGAAGTACTCTACATACGTCTTTTTGATGAGCTGCGTGAGCTGTACAAAAAGTACGACGCAGCGCTAAAAGTAAAAAACCATGCGGGTCATTAATTATAATGCGCAACAGGATCCAGCGTACTGTCCTGTATGCGGAAGTATTGACGTCTTAAATAACAAGTGCCAGCATTGCGGCAGTGAGGCCGCTGATCCAAAAACAAAAACAAGGAGCTATGAAAATGAACAATATTACAATTACGATTGAATCACCCGAGTTAATAAACGCTATTAACGCCTTAATAGTGTCACCGAATACGAACAAGGCGATCACGCTAACCTCTCCGGATGCATCCGCGGCAGAGCCTCAAATGGCCGTCCACCCGGTTAGCGCCGTTCCACAACCCCCGGCGCAGGTCCCAGCGCAGGCACAGGCGCCCGTAGCCGCCCAGCCTACATACACAATAGCACTGTTGCAGCAAGCCTGCGCTCCGTTGATGGATGCAGGCAGACAGCAGGATATCGTTAATCTAATACACGGCTTTGGCGTGCAAGCACTTACCCAAATCCCAAAAGAGCGATTAGGGGATTTCGCGACGGCGCTAAGAGGATTGGGGGCGCAGATTTGATTACAGACACAATAGCTCATAAGGACAGGGGGCACGCCCTCTTATCTGCTTCAGGAGCTACTCGATGGATTAACTGCCCCCCGTCTGCGAGACTAGAGGATCAGTTTGAGGACACCACAAGCGACTTTGCAATAGAGGGCACCTTGGCCCATGAAATCGCCGAGCTTAAACTGCGCAAACATTTTATTGAGCCTATGAGTCAGCGGACTTTTAACACGCGGCTTAATAAGTTCAAAAAGTGCGACCTATACCAGGATGAAATGCTTGAACATACCGAGGCCTATCTGGAGTACATACAAGGTGTGGCGCACAGCTACCCCAGCAGGCCGCATATTGCGGTTGAAGCTAAACTAGATTATTCCCACATTGCGCCGAATGGGTTCGGTACCGGAGACTGTATTATCATTGGGGGCGACACCCTGAATGTTATCGATTTTAAATATGGCAAGGGTGTGCCGGTAAGCGCGGAGGATAATCCACAAATGCAGCTTTACGCTTTGGGCGCCCCGCAAAAATACGGGCCAATATATGAAATTAATAGTATTAAGCTGGTTATCGTGCAGCCTCGGCTCAATAACATAAGCGAACACGAGGTGCCCGCCGCACAGCTAATGGCATGGGGGGAGAGTATTAAACCGATTGCGCAACTCGCGTATGACGGGAAGGGCGAATATTGTTCGGGTAGTTGGTGTCGTTTCTGCCGAGCTAGGTCACAATGCCGCGCCCGCGCAGACTGCATGACCGCCCTGGAGGCTTTCGGACTTAACAAGCCACCTCTTATCAGTAATACAGAACTTGGGGATATCCTAGTGCGTGCGAAAACGCTAAAAGCATGGGTCTCTGATCTTGAGGAATATGCGCTTTCGGATTTACTGGCTGGGAAAGATGTCCCCGGATGGAAAGCCGTCGAAGGCCGGAGTGTCCGACAGTTTGAGGATATTGATAAAGCCTTTGAGGTTGTTAAAGCCAACGGTATTGAAGACGCGCTGCTCTTTGAGCGAAAGCCGATTACCCTTACCGCGGTAGAAAAGCTACTGGGTAAAGCACAGTTCGCGGATCTGCTCGAGCCGTATGTCATAAAGCCCCCCGGGAAACCTACTCTCGCGCCGGAGACCGATAAGCGCGAAGCGGTATCTAACACGATTACGGCGGCGGAAGCGTTCCCGGGATGATACGCCCACGTTTCGGCGGCAGCGTTGCTGCAAAGAACAATGCAGAAAATATATAAAAAAAACGGAGGAAAAAAGAAATGGCAGAATTAAAACCTACTCAATTAGTCACCGGCGAGGTGCGCATAAGTTATGAGCACCTACTAGCTCCCTATGCAAATCAACCTGGCGCGGACGAAAAGTTCAGCGCGACACTACTTATCCCGAAATCGGATACAGCCGTAAAGCAGCGAATCGATGCCTCCATACAGGCCGCAATCACGGATGGCGTTTCCGGAAGATGGAACGGTGCGAGACCCGCGCAGCCGCCAACACCGATATACGACGGTGACGGTCTACGGCCAAGCGGTGAGGCCTTTGGGGAGGAATGCAAAGGCCATTGGGTAATGACCGCATCAAGTAAAATACAGCCTGAGGTTGTTGATACTGCCGGCAATCCTATCTTTGCGCCAACGGAGATCTACAGCGGTATGTACGCTCGTGTGTTTCTTAATTTCTTTGCGTACAACGCGGCCGGGAAAAAAGGAATCGGTTGCGGGCTAGGTCCGGTTCAGAAAACCCGTGACGGCGAGCCCTTGGGAGGCAGAATTAGCGCGTCAGACGCATTTGGCGGGGCGGCATCTTATCCGGCTACACCTCAGTACCGGGCCCCTCAATACCAACAGCCACAGCCGCAGTACCAAGCAGCTGGTATTGATCCACTAACCGGTCTACCCCGTTAGGGCGCGGAAATGCGGCACCTATCTATTGACATCGAAACATACTCATCGGTGGATTTGCTGAAATCGGGATTGTACAAATATGTGCAATCCCCGGATTTCCAAGTCATGCTTATGGCGTATGCGTATGATAACGGCCCCGTCGAAATTCTCGACTTCATGCTTGGGGATAAAATGCCCGGGCAGCTCTTGCGGGATCTGCATGATCCCGCTGTCATTAAGCATGCATACAATGCGAGTTTTGAATGGTACTGCTTATCCAGTGGTGTCAAAAATTACATAACCGGAAACCCAGCGAATAACCTGCCGCATTGGCGGTGTACCATGCTCCACGGGCTATATTGTGGATATACCGCGGGGCTCAGCGCCACCGGAAAGGCCTTAGGTCTGCCACAGGATAAGCAGAAGCTCACCAGCGGCAAAGCACTTATAAAGTTATTCTGCTCCCCGTGTGTGCCTACAAAAGCCAATGGGTTTCGCCCTCGCACACTGCCTCACCATGAACCAGAAAAATGGGGTCTTTTCAAAGAATACTGTAAACAGGATGTTATTACGGAAAGAGAAATTGAGCTCCGCCTATCGGCTTTCCCGGTACCTGATAATACCCAAAAAGAATGGGAAATTGATCAGATAATCAATACCCGCGGGGTTGCACTGGATATGGATTTTGTACAGGGGGCGTTAGCAATAAGCGAAAAAAGCACGCAGGAACTCATGGCGGAAGCAATAAAGCTTACCGGATTGAATAATCCTAATAGCAGCACGCAACTCACCGACTGGATTGAGGCGCAGACGGGGATCCGGCCCGAAAACATGCGAAAGGCTACCGTGGCAGGAATGATTGATGAATCGGAAGGAAAAATAAAGCGGGCGCTTGAAATGCGGCAGGAGCTATCTAAAACAAGTGTCAAAAAATACTACACCATGAAAGATGTCGTTTGTGATGACGGGCGCATCCGGGGGTTGTTTCAGTTTTATGGTGCAAACAGAACCGGAAGATGGGCCGGACGATTCGTCCAGCCGCAGAACCTGCCGCGAAATTACCTGGAGACGTTACCGTTGGCAAGGCAGTATGTAAAAAAGCAGAACATTAACGCTATAAAATTGCTCTATGGCAATGTGCCTGATACACTTTCCCAGCTCATTCGTACCGCGTTCATCCCATCAAACGGCAATACTTTTCTTGTGGCCGATTTTAGCGCTATTGAAGCGAGGGTTATTGCCTGGCTCGCCGGGGAAGAGTGGCGGCAAGAGGTCTTTAAGACGCACGGCAAAATTTACGAGGCCTCGGCATCTGCCATGTTCGGTGTACCAATTGAACTAATCAAGAAGGGCAGCCCAGAGTACGCGCTGCGTGCAAAAGGAAAAGTGGCCGAACTAGCTCTTGGTTACCAGGGGTCCTCAGGGGCACTAATTCAGATGGGCGCCCTTGATATGGGGCTAACCGAAGAGGAATTGCCGGACATAGTCCATCGTTGGCGGCAAGCTAATAAACGCATCGTAGACCTTTGGTATTCAATAGAAAACACCGCCTTGGAGTGTATGAGGACAGCACAGCCGCAGGGGGCAAAGGGGCTTATCTTTGCCCGTGAGGGGGATTTCCAAAATGGGCAGGACTTTTTAACCGTTACTTTGCCAAGCGGGAGGAGGCTGTTCTATGTAAAACCCTTCCTCTCTCCTAATCAATGGGGTAACGATAGCATCCACTATTATGGTGTTAACGACAAGAAACAATGGGGTATCCTGGAGACCTACGGCGGGAAGCTCGTTGAAAATATTGTTCAGGCTATCGCCCGGGACTGTCTTGCAGTATCTATGCAAAGGTTAGAGTCAGAAGGGTTTAAAATCGTAATGCATATCCATGACGAATGTGTGCTGGATATGCCCGCGGGGGCGAGTCTCGAAGAAGCGTGCGAGATTATGGGGGAGCCTATTTCATGGGCGCCCGGATTATTACTCCGCGCCGATGGATTCGAGGCCGAATTTTACCAGAAAGATTAAAGAGGTGGGCTCTCGTGCTAAATGACAGACAAATAACGATATCTACCGCGGGTAGCCGAAAGGCTACCTCCTGGCCGCCATCTACTCTTATGTGGTCGGAGTTGGTAGGACGATTAAAAACCCCCGTGAGGGGCAAAGAAACATTAACCGAGTATATCGGGTATAGAAAGTCACAGCAAGACGACCTTAAGGATGTAGGCGGATTTGTCGCAGGTACCCTTTTAGGAAACCGCCGAAAGGCCACCGCCGTAACGGGGCGCGATGTGCTAACTCTCGATGTGGACAGTATTCCTGCAGGGGGCACGCAGGACGTCCTAAGACGCATTGACGGTTTGGGTTGTGGCTTCGCAGTCTATAGTACCCGCAAACACCATGAAGCGGCGCCCCGTTTACGCGTACTACTGCCGCTGGATCGTACAGTATCGGCGGATGAATATGAGCCGGTTGCCCGTAAAATAGCAAGCCTAATCGGCATGGAGCTATGTGACCCCACTACCTTCGAGGCATCCAGGCTGATGTATTGGCCGTCATGCTCTGCCGACAGCCAATACATCTACGTATACGGAGACAAGCCCTTCTTATCCGCCGATGGGGTGCTTGCCATGTACGGCGATTGGCACGATATATCGCAGTGGCCGCAGGTACCAGGCACGCAAGATGTTTACATAAGACTTGCTAAAAAGCAGGGTGACCCAACAGAAAAACAAGGCGTTGTTGGGGCCTTATGTCGCACATATGACATTTATAGGGCCCTTGAGGAGCTAATTCCCGGAGAGTATGACGCTTGCGATACCGCACCCGATCGGTACACCTATATAGGGGGATCCACAACCGGTGGCGCGGTGATTTACGACGACGGCAAGTTCCTGTACTCTCATCATGCTACTGACCCGTGCAGCGGAAAGCTTGTTAATTCGTTTGACCTTGTGCGTCTGCATAAGTTCGGGGATCAGGATGATAAGGCCGATCCGGGGACACCCACCAACCGTTTGCCCAGCTACACACTGATGTGCAAATTCGCCGTTGAGAATGCCGGGGTTGCCGCCGTCCTCAATCAGGAGCGATACGAAAAGGCGGTTGAGGTGTTTACCGATGCAACGGCTGCCGAAGCAGGAGAGGTTGACAATCTCGCTTGGATTGAAACCCTCGAGGTATCATCCACAACGGGTCAGCCGGCAAAAATGGTTGACAACGTGCTTATCATACTGGAAAATGACCCCTTACTCAAAGGCAAGATGGCGTTCGATGAGTTTGCTAACAGGGGTTTAGCGCTGGGCGCCTTGCCTTGGGATACCCGTGATAAGCGCCGACAGTGGGTTGATATTGATGATGCAGGGCTTAGAAACTACATAGAAAAAGTTTACCATATATCGGGCAAGGATCGTGTTTATGACGCTACAGCACTTTGCGCCTTTAAACGTCGAATTAATGATGTTCAAGAGTATCTTACAGCTTTAAGCTGGGATGGCACCAAGCGGCTTGACACCCTACTTACAGACTATTTGGGGGCGTCTGACAATCCGTACGTGAGGGCAGTTATACGTAAGAGCCTTGCCGCCGCTATAGCAAGAGCCATGACCCCTGGGGTAAAGTATGACTATATGCCGATTTTAGCCGGACCTCAGGGCATCGGAAAAAGCACCTTTTTAAGATTACTGGGGCGCGGCTGGTACTCTGATAGCTTGGCAACCTTTGAGGGCAAAGAAGCGTCGGAAATGATTCAAGGGACCTGGATTAACGAGCTCGGGGAGCTTAACGGTTTTACAAAAACAGAAACTAACTCCATAAAACAATTCTTGAGTCGTACAGACGATATCTTCAGAGAGCCATATGGCAGGCGGACATCTAGCTACCCAAGGAGATGCGTATTCTTTGGATCCACTAACGACGTCGAGTTCCTGCGGGATCACACAGGCAACAGGAGATTCTGGCCGGTGGACGTTGGTTTGACCAAGCCTGCAAAATGTGTGTTTACGGAGCTTGTAAATGAGGTCGATCAGATATGGGCCGAAGCTTTTGTGGCATGGCAATTTGGCGAAACACTTTATTTGACCGGTGAGGCCGAAACGATCTCAAAGGACGAGCAGGACTCTCACAAAATACGCGACGCAAAAGAGGGAATCATCGGCGATTTTCTGAAAAAGCGGCTACCTTTTGACTGGGACAAGCGTGATTTGCAGCAAAGGCGCATGCATTGGTCCGGAGGATTTAGGCAAGCAGAGGTGGAAACTAGAGAACGTGACAAGGTTTGCGCAGCTGAGATATGGTGCGAATGCTTTGGCAAGGAAATAAGCTTTATGAAGCAGACGGACACGAGAGAAATTAACAATATCATTGATAGTCTAGGCGGGTGGAGAAGGCATAAAAGCACGCAAAGGTTTGCTGAATATGGTACTCAAAGAGGGTTTGAAAAGCTGTAAACACTGTAAACACTTGCTTGTAAACACTTAAAAATCTGTTTACAAGGTATGTAAACAGTGTAAACAGTTAAAAGCCTAAGTGTTTACCCAAGTGTTTACGCCCTAAACCCTTTAAATATCAAGCTTATGCACTATTTGTAAACAGTGTAAACACTTTTTACTATAGATATAAAAAATAGAGAAGTAGAGAATATATACACCGCCTAACCCGCCTAAATTAATAATATATACACATATGTGACGTGATGTTAACGCTCTTACGCGTACATACACGTGAGGAAGGGAATTAAAGTTTTATGGATTGCAAACAGTGGTTGGTAGAATTCATACCCGCCGGTACCTTCAAAGACTGTGACCAAGTGCGGCAAAAGGCAAAAGGAGAAGGGTTTTCAAAGGGGGAGCTCACAGCGGCGCGAAAAGAACTAGACATCGCGACCTTTAGTTTTGGGGGAACAGATTATGCAGAAGCACCCCAGCGTTGGTTCTGGGCGAGGCTTGAAAAAATGAAGGAGGTTTAAAAGGTATGACTGAAGCGCAGATTGAAGGGTGGCTAGTAAAAATGGTGGAAGAGCTCGGCGGCCTTTGTTATAAATTTGTGAGCCCAAGCAATCCTGGTGTTCCCGACCGAATCGTAATAACTCCGGAGGGCAGGACGATTTACGTCGAGCTAAAAACAGAGATTGGTAGTTTGCAGCGGATTCAGCAATGGCAGCTGGAAAGGATGAAAAAACGAGGCGCCGACGTCCGGGTTATCAAAGGGCTGCAAGCGGCGAAAGAATTTGTCAAAGAAGTGTTTGAGCAGGGAACAAAATAAAGCGTGTTGACCCTGAACCGGGGGCACGGGGAGGTGATGCCTAATGATTTTTAAACCGCATGATTATCAAGCCTATTGCATTAGCCGGATTATATCGGACCCTGCTATCGGGTTATTCCTTGACATGGGACTTGGTAAAACAGCAATTACTTTAGCCGCGATTGATGATTTGAAATACAACAGGTTTGAGGTATCCCGCGTTTTAGTGATAGCCCCGAAAAAAGTTGCAGAGGCTACATGGAGTAAAGAGGCGGCAAAGTGGGACCAGCTAAAGCATTTACGGATTCAAACAGTTCTAGGTAGCCAGACAAAGCGAATACGAGCCCTAAATACGCCGGCAGATATCTGGATTATCAACCGTGAAAACGTTTCTTGGCTTGTTGAGTATTACCGCAACGCGTGGCCGTTTGACATGGTTGTGATCGACGAAAGTAGCAGCTTTAAAAATCAACAGGCGAAGCGGTTTAAATCGCTTAAATGGGTTCGAACTCACATCAAGAGGATCGTAGAGTTGACCGGTACCCCGGCGCCGAACGGGCTGATCGATTTATGGGCGCAGGTGTTTCTGCTGGACGGTGGTGAACGGCTGGGTAAAACTATCGGGGGGTTTCGCGAGAGGTATTTTAATCCGGATGCGCGGAACGCCACAGCAATTTTTAGTTACAAGCCCAAAGACGGTGCGGATGAAGTAATTCAAAAGTTAATTGGTGATATTTGCATAAGCATGAAGGCAGAAGATTATCTGCAATTACCCGATTGCACTTTGAATGATATCCCCGTTGTTTTGGATGATAAGGCGCAAAAACAGTACGACAAGCTTGAAAAGGAAATGCTGCTTGAAGTTGCTGACAGCACCATTGACGCGGGATCGGCCGCCATTCTGTCCAATAAACTTTTGCAGCTTTGCAACGGGGCGGTGTATGACAGAGAGCACAACACGGTTGAGATACATAGCTGCAAAATAGAGGCATTCTTGGAGCTTGTAGCGGCTTTAAACGGGCAGCCAGCGCTTGTGTTTTATAACTTCCGGCATGACGTTGATAGGATTAAGAAAGCGCTTGAAAAGGTCAAAAGTCCAGACGGTAAAAGGATAGTAGTCAGAGAACTAAAGAACCCGCAGGATGAAACCGATTGGAACAACCGGCAAATCGATATCCTTCTAGCACATCCTGCAAGCGCAGCTTACGGCCTTAACCTGCAGGACGGGGGCAATCACGTTATCTGGTTCGGGCTTAACTGGTCGTTGGAATTATACCAGCAGGCAAATAAACGGCTTCACCGGCAAGGACAAAAACAAAAAGTTATTATCCACCTTTTGGCCGTAGTCGGTGGACGAGATGAGGATGTTGTTGCAGCGCTGGAAGATAAAGGGGCAACGCAGGACAGGCTGATTGACAGCCTAAAGGCGAGAATAGAAAAAGCGAAGGAGACAGTGGGATGAACACGCTAAAAATTGAGTGGCATAGGGCGTTTGATGAAACAGGGGAAGGGTCTATGGAATTGAAGTGTGATTTGTTCTTTCCCTGCCCCCTAAAGAAGGCGCGGAAGGTGTTCGCTTTAGTCAGCCGGTGGTGTTCTGATGAAGTCATTACTGAATTGGAGCAGTATCTGAATGATAAAGAAGTTGAAACATTGCAGCTTTCCGAAGATTATGCTAACAAGTACAGCGATGCGGTGCAGAAAGTTCATGACCTTGAAATAATGGTGTCAACTGGCAGATATCCTGTTGGAACACTTTTGACACCTGCTGCACTTAACCATGCAAAGGTAGACTTGAAAAGCCACAAAAAATTGAAAGCTACGTATTTGAAAACCGCCAAATCCCTAAATGCTGATAATAAGGGGTACAAAAAAAACATAGCAGAATTACACGCATTGGGTAGTATTTATGAAAATCCCAGAACAGGAGAAAACATCAAAGGAGTAAATCAGTCATGAAAACTAAGTTGTACATAGCTGGAAAGATTACCGGCGATCCGGATTACAAAAAGAAGTTTGCAGCGGCGCAGGAGTGTTTCAAGAAAAAGGGTTATATCGTACTGAGCCCGGCATTTATGCCCGGAGGTATGCGCCCGGAAGACTATATGCGTATTTGCTTTGCCATGATTGACACTGCAGACGAGGTTGCCTTTCTGCCCGGCTATGAGCTGAGCCCAGGCGCACAACTTGAGCTTCAGTATTGCCTTTACACCGACAAAATCACCAATATGCCAGAGCGCGAAGGTTTAGAGGGAGGTGAGCCGGGATGATCGAGAAGAATGGGGGTTTCTGCTGCTGTTGCGGCAACGAAATACCGGAAGGTCGGCAGGTTTGCCCGATATGCGAATCAAAAGCGTCTGATCCAAAGGTTAAGCTGATGAAAGGACTTGCGAAAATGAAGATACCAAAAAAGATTAAAATTGGCGGTAAGGTTTACAAGGTTGAAAAAACTGATCGGTTGAACCTTGGACATGTTAATTATTCAGGCGAAATTGATTATGTGAATTTGGTCATCAGAATTGTTCCCAGTGCAAAAGGTAAAATGGAAGCTGATTTTCTTCATGAATTGTGTCATGGGATTTTCAATCACCTTGGTTATACAGACCATGACGAAAAGAAAATTGATGAACTGGCGAACGCCTTATACATGGTAGTTCAGGACAACCCCGAAATGTTTAGAGCAGAGGAGAATGAGGTATGAATTGGCAAAAATCAGCTATGGAAGATTTACGCAAATACAACGCACAAAAAGAAAGCCTGGATAACGCCCGTGAGCGCATCGGAGCTTTGAAGTATAGGTTTGAATCCGTTAGATGTTCTAGCTCCGACAGTACGCCGGTCCAGGGAGGAGCTTCACGCATTGAGGACAAGATGCTTGATAATATAGTCGAACGCCAGCGATTAACTTATACATACCACGCCACTAAAAAGCTTGTCGCATTGGTTGAAAGGGGCCTGTCCGGATTGGACGAGCGCGAACGGAAGGTCCTGGACGCGTTCTACATTAATCGGGAATATGGGCATGTGGAGAATCTGTACGAGGAATTGCACGTAGAAAAGTCCAGAGTATATCAAATAAAAAATGATGCATTATACAAATTTACCATTAGTTCTTATGGGTTGATAGATTATTAATTACGAGTGGAAAAAGAGTGGAAGTTTTTCTTAAAAAAGTGTGATATAGTGATAATGTGGATTTATGTAAATGGCAGTCTAATAGTCTGCTTATAAAAAATAAAGGCACTCCAAACGGGGGTGTCTTTATTATTATCCTGCACAATAATAGCTGGCGGCTTGGAATTTTTAAAAAGGGGAGAGGGGTGAGCATAATGGCAAAAGGAAAATATAAAGAATGGATAACGCCTGACGGCTTGCTTCGATTGGAAGCCTGGGCAAGAGATGGCTTGACTGATGAACAGATTGCTTCAAATATCGGAATTAGGCGTGAAACCATTTATGAATGGAAAAAGAAATACCCTAACATAGACAACGCCCTAAAAAAGGGCAAGGAAGTTGTTGACATCCAGGTCGAAAATGCCCTTTTAAAGCGGGCTTTGGGATATAAGTTTACTGAAGTAACCAGGGAAAGGGTGACCGAATTAAACGCCGAGACAGGGGAAGCTGAACAAAGGCTTGTTGTTACCAAAGAAGTAACAAAGGAAGTTAATCCGGATGTTACTGCACAAATATTTTGGCTTAAGAATAGAAAGCCAAAGGAATGGCGTGATAAGCGGGATCTTGAACTTTCGGGGGAAGTGAATAACCCATTTGGAGAGCTGAGTAGCGAGGAACTTAAGAAGCTGATCCGGAATGATGGATAAGAAGCTGCTGAAGTTATATGCACAAATTGAACTTGCAAAGCGTGAGTTCTTTTTTTATTGTAATCTGAAAGCACCTGGGTTTTATAAGCCTGACAGGCATTACCTGAATGAATTTTGTATGGATTTACAAGATTTCTATGAAGGTGATGATGAAGTGTTGGTGGTCAATATGCCCCCAAGACACGGAAAGAGCCGAACAGCCGGCCTATTTGTTGAATGGGTACTTGGCAATAACAAGAACGAAAAGATTATGACTGGATCCTACAACGAAACCCTTTCAACCATGTTTTCGAAGAATGTTAGAAACAGTATTCAAGAAACTAAGGCTGATAAATACAAAGCAACCTATTCTGATGTGTTTCCAAATACCAGGATAAAACAGGGCGATGGCGCAATGAACCTTTGGAGTTTAGAAGGTGGATATAACAATTATCTAGCCACTTCCCCAACGGGTACTGCAACAGGCTTTGGCTGCTTCGTAGGGGAAACAGAAGTTATAACAGCCAAGGGTACAATGACCATTGAAGAGCTTTACAACGATAAAAACTACAACCAAGTCTTGTCTTTTAACCTGAAAGATGGTACAATTAGATATAACGAAATTATAGCAAAGAGGAGGTTATTATCTGATGAAATCGTCAAGGTTAGAGCAAGCAGCGGAAAAGAAATTACCTGCACAGCAGATCACCGCTTTTACACAAGAGAAAAAGGGTGGGTTAGAGCTGACCACCTTAGAACTGGAAACACTGTTATTGCAGCCCGTCATAAAACTGACTTGCGAAAGGTGCGGGAAGACGTACACACGCAAGCGGTTCGAAGTGAGAAAGGCAATCAAAAACGGATTTCTACACACTTATTGTTCAAGGGGATGTTCCACAGCAACAATAAACGAAAATCAGTTAAAGGGACAATGCAAAGTCTGTGGGAAGACCATCAATTCAAGGCACAAATATTGTTCAAAAGAATGCAGAAGTCAACGAGAAACAAAAACCTTGGAAAAGATAAAGTGCCCAGTGTGTGGAACAGTATTCAATCCAAAGTCACACCTAACCGTGTATTGTTCAATGAATTGCAAAAACAAGTCCCATTCAAAGAAGATGCTCGGAGTCGGCAATTCACACTATGTAGATGGTTTGAGTTATCCAAAAGATTTCGAAGATATAAAACCACTTGTCAAAGAAAGAGACGGGTACAAATGCAAGGAGTGTGGGTGTTTGGAGAAGCAAGTGCCGAACAAGAGATATGGTACAATGACAAATTTAAGAATCCATCACTTGGACGAAGATATAAAAAACAATTCCTTGGAAAATTTAATAACCTTGTGCCAAGAATGCCATATAAGGTTGCACAAGACGAAAGAATAATAAGCGTTGAAACAGTAGAAGGTTCTCGATTTGTTTATGATATACAAGTAGACAAAGACGAGAACTTTTTTGCAGATGGAGTTCTTGTTCATAACTGCTCATTGATGATCATTGATGACTTAATAAAGAACGCTGCTGAAGCTTATAATGCCGATGTTCTTCAAAAGCATTGGGATTGGTTCACAAACACCATGCTCTCCAGGCTTGAAGAAGGTGGAAAGATCATTGTTATCATGACCAGGTGGGCGACCGGTGATTTAGCCGGTAGAGTATTGGAGCATTACACAGCACAGGGCGCAAAAATCAAACATATAACTTTGAAAGCGCTACAAAATGATGGGACTATGCTTTGCGATGAGATCCTTTCACATAAGTCATATCAAAGTAAGATTAAGGCAATGGGCTTAGATATTGCATCCGCTAACTATCAGCAGGAACCAATTGATGTTAAAGGTCGGTTATATACCAGCTTTAAAACATATAAGAAGCTTCCAATGGACGAAAATAACAATCTTTTATTCACAGCAATCAGGAATTACACCGATACTGCGGATCAGGGTGACGATTACCATTGTTCCATTGATTACGGGGTATATAACGGTGATGCGTATGTTTTGGACGTGATTTATACCAAAGAAGGCATGGAAATTACCGAACCCGCAACAGCAGCCATGCTTCATAAGGACAACGTAAACGTTGCTGATATTGAATCAAACAATGGTGGGCGTGGTTTTGGACGATCGGTTGAAAAGATATTGCTTGAAAAACATAGGAGCAATAAAACACAAATCAGTCCCTTTCACCAATCGAAAAACAAAAATTCAAGGATTTTATCGAACAGCACCTGGGTTATGAATCATGTGTATTTCCCCGTGAATTGGAATGATAGATTCCCGGAATATTATACAGCAATGACCAAATATCAGAAGGAAGGCAAAAATGCACATGATGATGCACCCGATGCAACGACAGGTATAGCAGAGAAAATTGGGCAGGGAAATGTATTTAGTTTTGAATAAGGCGGTGGATTAATGTTTAACAATATTTCGGCGATCATTGCACAAGGGGCGGCATCTAGTATGACCGAAAAACAATTCTTTGAACTGGAGATCTCTAAGTGGAAAAAATCCCCTCGGCGCAATGAAATTATTACGGGCGAAAAGTATTATGTCGGCGAACATGATATTTTGAAACGCAAAAGAACCGTTATAGGTGAGGGTGGGGTTGTTCAAGAGGTTACTAATTTACCTAACAACAAAGTAATTGATAATCAATACGCAAAGATGGTGGATCAGAAAGTCAATTACCTATTGGGCAAGCCCTTAACATTTGACAGCGAGAATAAGCAGTGTGTAGATGCCCTGGGCGAGATATTTAACAAGCGATTCCAACGAACCTTACGGAATTTAGGCGAGGACGCGCTCAACGGTGGCATAGGTTGGTTATACCCATATTACAGCGAAGACGGTGAGCTCAGCTTTAAAAAGTTTGAGCCTTATGAAATACTTCCGTTTTGGCAGGATGCTGCACATACCTTGTTAGATTGCGCAATTCGCTTATATGCGGTAGAGACCTATGAGGGTATGCAAGAAAAGATTGTTGAAAAGGTCGAGGTTTATACTACGGACGGCATCGACCATTATACCTTGCAAAATGGCACCCTGATAATCGATACAGAAGACACACATAGTGATTATTTGACTATGGAAGATGACGAACAGGGCTTGAACTGGACGAAAATCCCCCTTATACCCTTTAAGTACAACAACAAGGAACTTCCCTTGATACGCCGGGTTAAGTCTTTGCAAGATGGGATTAACACTATTTTGTCGGACTTCCAGAACAATATGCAAGAGGATGCGCGGAATACCATTATTGTTTTGAAAAATTACGATGGTACCGATTTAGGTGAATTCAGGCGTAACCTTGCAACCTATGGGGCGGTAAAGGTTAAGACGGTTGACGGTGCAGATGGCGCAGTTGACACATTGTCCGTTCAGGTAAGCGCAGATAATTACAAGGCCATTCTGGAACTGTTTAAAAAGGCATTAATCGAAAATGCAAGGGGCTACGATGCGAAAGATGACCGTATGAGTGGGACCCCTAACCAAATGAACATCCAGTCGATGTATTCCGATATAGACCTGGATGCAAACGGAATGGAAACCGAATTCCAGGCGTCTTTTGAAGAACTATTGTGGTTCGTATATATCCATCTTGCTAATGCCGGCAAGGGCGACTTTGAGGGCGAAAAGGTAGATGTGATATTCAACCGGGATATTCTTATTAATGAATCTGAAAGCATTGAGAACTGCGGTAACTCGACCGGCATATTATCTAATGAAACAATTGTGGCACAGCATCCCTGGACGTCAGACGTTGAAAAAGAGTTAAAACGTTTGAAAGATGAAAAAATGGAGGCCGTTAATGACTATCAAGGTGCATTTGGTACAAACAATATAGGTGGTGCGGATGATGGCAAACAAACCGAGTGAATATTGGCGCAAACGTTTTGAAATGTTGGAAACCTCACAGCTTAAAAAAGGGCAGGCTTTTTACACCGAACTCGAAGGCCAATATCGTAAAGCCATAGCAAACACCGAAAAAGAGATTTCAACCTGGTACCAACGCTTCGCCGATAACAACCGGATCACCCTTACTGAAGCTAAGAGGATGCTGAACACAAAGGAATTGACAGAATTACGGTGGGATGTTGACGAATACATAAAATACGGGCGAGAAAATGCCTTAGATCCGCAGTGGATGAAGCAGCTTGAGAACGCTTCGGCAAAGGTTCATGTTTCCCGTTTAGAAGCTTTAAAATTGCAAATGCAGCAACAGACCGAGGTTATATATGGTAATCAGCTTGACGGTGTTGATAAATTGGCCAGAGGAATCTATTCAGACGGTTATTATCATACGGCTTACGAAATTCAAAGGGGTTTAAATGTTGGATATGACTTGCAAGCTTTGAATGAAAACCAAATATCAAAGGTTATTTCAAAACCCTGGGCTATGGACGGGAAAACATTCAGTGATCGCATTTGGACAAATAAAGCGCAGCTGACCAATTCACTGCACACCCAATTAACACAAACAATCATCCGAGGGGATGCCCCCCAAAGGGCAATAAAAAATATAGCGGATGAATTTGGTGTGGATAAAAGAAAAGCGGGAAGGCTGATCATGACTGAATCAGCCTTCTTTGCTTCTCAATCGCAAAAGGATTGCTTCAACGATTTGGACGTAGAAAAGTATGAAATAGTTTCTACACTAGACTCGCATACCAGCGAACTATGTCAAGGTCTGGATGGCCATGTTTTCGACATGAAGGATTATGAAGTCGGTGTGACTGCGCCCCCGTTCCATCCCTATTGCCGGACAGTAACCGTACCATATTTTGAAGACGATACCGGAGAACGTGCGGCCAGAGGAGCAGACGGGAAAACATACTATGTGTCAAGTGATATGAAGTATAAGGATTGGAAAGCAAAGGTTATACAGGATGATCCGAATAACTTAGCTTATTTCGAAAAGCATAAGTATTATGCAACAGATAAAATTCAATTTGAAAAGTATAAGGAAATATTAGGAAATAAAGTGCCTGAAACTCTTGATAATTTCCAACAATTAAAATATAATGATAGTGATAAGTGGAATGCAAAAAAGCGTGAATATAGCACAATCTTAAAAATCAATAGCAAAGAAACTTATTCTAATGAGTATCGGGACAAATTGATAAACACCTATTATGATTTAAAAAAGGATGGCTATGAATTCACTGACCATGCCCTCAATAGGTTCTTAGGCCAGAAAATTGGTAAAAGTAAAATGCCTTTTTCAAAAGACGATTTATTGAAAGTTTTGAGGTCAGAAACAAACTATTTAGAGGGCACAAACAGGGCCGTAAAATTTTATGATAACATTTCAGTTGTACAAAATAAAAACACAACTGAGGTAGTAACTGTTATAGCGAGAAAAACCCCAAAGAAAGGATGGGATCATGTTGATAAATAAATTAAAGCAAATGATGGAGCAGTTAATAAAAGGCGAATATGACTGCAACGCTTTTTCTTATGATTTTCCGGGTGAAATGCTTGAACTAGACGACAATAAGGCGTTAGAAATGCTGGATGATATGCCGGAGATATGTGCAGCATATGAGCCGTATAAAGATGGTGAAGACGATGTTTTGAACGACGAAGAACTAATACAAAAAGTAAAGGAAGTTTATAAAATATTAATAAAAGCCGGGTATTAATATACTCTGTCAAATTTGGATTGAAGCAGTTAGGGGGCTGAATGGTGGAAAGTTTTAAGATAATCTATAAAATATTAAAAATCCTTGAAAAAGCAATGGACTATTCGGACTTTGATACCACGCTTATTTCTGCGGAAGCATTGGGGATAAATAAAAACCGCTGGGCTTTAATAATTGAAATGCTTATAGAAGACGAACTTATAACTGGCGCAAGCATTATAAAATCCATTGGCGGCAGAGGGATAAAGTTTTCAGATGTTCATTTAACAATTAAAGGGCTGCAGTATTTAGAAGAAAATAGTCTTATAAAAAAGATTGCTCAGAGTGCAAAGGGTGTATTAGAGGTAATGAAATAGCATCTTGCAGATTGCAGGGCGCTATTTTTATGCAAAAGTTTATTTATTTAAGCGCCCTAAATTTAAGGGTGCTTTTTATTTTGGGAAGTACATGCCTGCAGCTGGCGGGCAAATAATTAGGCTAAAGGCATCTCACTATTGTGGGGTGCTTTTTATATGCAAAGATACGCCGTTTTGGTATTGCCGGCGAAAAAGAACAAGACAAATTTCATGGTCGACACCCATGTAAAAAAGCGTAATTTGAAAGGATGAAAACAAAATGACAAAAGAGCAATTAATGGCAATGGGCTTGACGGAAGATCAGGCAGCGAAGGTTCTGGAATCCTTGAATGGTAACTTCATTCCAAAAAACCGATTTGACGAAGTGAATAATACCAAGAAACAGCTTGAAAAGGATGTTTCCACAAGGGACGCACAGCTTGAAGAACTGAAAAAGGCCAACGGTGATGCGGAAGCATTACAGACTAAAATTACTGAACTTCAAACCCAAAACGCAACCGAAAAGTCCAATTATGAAGCACAGGTAAACAAAATGCAAATTGACAGTGCGGTTGAAAAATCGTTGACGTCAGCAAAAGCAAAGAACACGACGGCGGTGAAGGCTTTGCTTTCGGAGTTCCTTGCGAAAGCTGAAATGGAGGGTGAAACGGTCAAAGGATTAGATGATGCGGTTAAGAAATTAACTGAATCGGAGGATACAAAGTTCCTTTTCGACACAGCACCACCCACAAAACCAGGATTTAAAGGATTTAAACCCGGTGAAAAATCGGACAATACGCCCGGCGGAGCACCGCCCACATCCCTTGCGGATGCGGTAAAGGCGCATTTTACAACAACTTAACTAAAATAAAAAAGGTGGTAATTTATAATGGCAGTAACACTTGCACAGGCTAAATTAAACGTACAGGATGACCTTCAGGCTGGGGTTATCGATGAATTTTCAAAATCCAGTTTCTTGTTTAACAACCTTACCTTTGATGATGTTGTTTCCCCTACTGGTGGCGGAGCTACCCTGACATATGGGTATACCCGACTTATCACGCAGCCGACAGCGGCATTCCGCGAGGTAAACAACGAGTATGTTCCGCAGGAAGTCACCAAACAGCGTTATACAACCGATTTAAAGGTATTCGGTGGTTCATTCCAGGTTGACCGAATTATCGCTAATATGGGCGGTATTGTTGATGAGGTTACCTTACAGCTGCAGCAGAAAATCAAAGCGGCGGGTGCATTGTTCAACGACACCGTTATCAACGGGGACAGCGCGGTTGATTCAAAAGCTTTTGACGGTCTGGAGAAGGCGGTAACCGGTTCATCTACAGAGTACACGCCAGGCTCGACCATAGATCTTTCGACATCCGCACTTGTAACCACAAACTATGTTGCCTTTTTGGATCTGCTTGATGAGTTTCTTATGGGCCTTGACGGCACACCCTCTTTCATCGGCGGCAACACCAAGCTTATCGCAAAGCTTCGAGCTTGCGCACGTCGTGCCGGAATGTACCAGGTTACAAAAAACGATTTCGGCCAACAGGTTGAGGCATATGGCGTTGTGCCTTTTGTAGACTTAGGCGCAAAGGCCGGAACAAATAACCCGGTAGTTTCGACTGATGGTGTAAGCGGTGAAACCTCCCTTTACGCTGCCAGGCTAGGTCTTGATGGATTCCATGGTATTTCAATGGCTGGTGTCGCACCGATCCAATCCTTTATACCTGATTTCTCAATCCCAGGAGCAGTGAAGACCGGTGAGGTTGAAATGGTGGCAGCGGTTGCGCTTAAATCAACTAAAGCCGCTGGTATTCTTCGCAAAATCAAAGTCCAATAAGAAAGGGTGAAAACACATGGCAAGGATATATTCAGTCAATCAACACCATAATTGTGATTATGGTGTTGATTTTATAAATGGTGTGGCGTCTGTTCCTGATGCCAACGCTAAGCTGATTGCTTGGTTCACGGCGCATGGGTACACCGTTGTTCAGGGCTCGGACACATTATCCCCTTGGGATGAATTATCTGTTGAACAATTAGTAGTCTTTGCTCCTTATGTTGGAATTGATCCAACCGGAATGGCAAAGGCTGCATTGGTAACGGCAATTGAAACTGCTTTAATCACACTGATGAAAATTGAAATTACCGAGTTTGATGCAATTTCTGATGTGGATGGTGGAACGGTAGCAGATCCAGCATATGCTGATGCTACTGCTGTTCAGGCTACGTTGCCTACAACCGTAACTGCTACATTTGAAGGCGGCGCAAAGGCAACTGTTCCTGTTACAGCTTGGGTTGATACTGATACCTATGACAAGACCACTGCTGCAAAGTATACCTTCACTGCAACCCTCGGCGCTTTGCCCCTTCCTTTCGCTAATACAGCAGCAGTGACTGCAACGGTTGAAGTTGAAGTAAAAGCATAAAGGACGGTGAATACCAATGGCAAAAATAATTTGCCTGAATAAGGAATATTGTGGTTTGTCCGCAGGTGTGGACTTTGTAAATGGGGTTGGTGAAACAGCCAACCCACATTTGATTGATTGGTTTAAGGCAAAAGGCTATAAAGTTGCGGCATTGACACTTGAAGAAATGACTGCCGAGGAACTGATCGCCTACGCAGGTGAACACGGTATTGATGTCGGGCAGTCAACCAGTCAAAGGGGACTTTTAAAAAAGATACAAGACGCCGCAAAAGAACCGGAGGGTGCAAAAGAATAAGGAGTGATTTTAATGGATGATGTGAAGGAAAGACTTGCTGAGTTTGGGTATACGGTAATGCCGGAAGATGAAACGCTAATAGGCTTCATCATTGTTAAGGTTGAAAATCACATAAAAAACCAATGCAACATTTTGGCAGTTTCCGAAGGTTTACACGAAATTGCGGTCGATATGGCGGTTGGTGAATTTCTGCTATTTAAAAAAGCATCCGGGCAGTTGACAGGCTTTGATTTGGACTCTGCGGCCAAAAGTATTCAAGAGGGTGATACCAGTATCACGTTTGCGGACGGAACGCCAGAAAAGCGTTTGGATTCTCTGATCAGCTACCTGGTGAATCATGGGGATGGTGCTATGGCATCCTTTAGGCGTGTGAGATGGTGAGGCAGAGAACGGCACTTGAAAAGCTATGGAAAGGTGTTTGTAGTATCTTTGTGAACCAAGAACATACCGATCCGGTTACGAAATTAACCAGTTTTGAGCCCGTTGAAACAATTAAAAACCAGCCGTGTAAATTATCCTACGAAAGCATCACCGTATCCCCAGAGAATGCCACAGACAGCCCGGTTGCCCAGGGAGTTAAGTTGTTTATTGCCCCTGAAGTAGTAGCGCCTCCCGGATCTAAAATAACGGTCACACAGGACGGTGTAACAAATGAATATTCCCAAAGCGGTAAGCCGGCTGTTTATAGTAATCACCAGGAGATAAAGCTTGTTTTGTTTAGGGGTTGGGCGTAATGGCGCGCTGGGGAAATTGTGATTACAAACAGCTTGAAAAGCTCAAGAAGAGGCTTGAACAGCTGCAATCGCAAGATTATCAAAAGTTCTGTCAATCCGCCGCAAAAGAGCTGGCCGCTAGGTTACTTGCAAAGGCTATCCGAAGAACTCCGGTAGGACAATATCCCGCATCATCAGGTAAAAAAGGCGGCACTTTGCGCCGTGGGTGGACAGCAAAAACCGAAGCAGAAGCAATTGGCGGAGCAGGCAAAGGCGCCGATGCACTAACATATGCCCAGTCGTTGAAGATTACCCGAGCCGGAAACTTGTATCAAATAGAGATTGTCAATCCGGTTAACTATGCCTCCTATATGGAATATGGACACCGTACGGTAAACGGCAAGGGATGGGTAGAAGGGCAATTTATGCTGACTGTTTCCGAAATGGAACTGGACAAACAGGCGCAAAGTATCCTGGACAAAAAATTGATTAAGTTTTTAGGGGAATGTTTCAATGGTTAATGAGCTGATAGTTGCTATTTCTATAAAATTGAACAAAGCCTTTGGTGACGGTTATAGAACGTATACCGATGTGAAGCAGGGTTTAGAAGAACCTTGCTTTTTTATTAAGGTCTTGAGGCCGAGCCAAAAACAGTTTGTTGGTAATCGGTATTACCGTCAACATGAGTTTGATGTGCATTACTTCCCCGAAAAATCCGACAGTAACACCGAGCTGTATACGATGGGCGCTAGCTTATTCGATGTACTGGAAGAAATCGTGTTGGAAAATGGCGACAGGATACAAGGAATAGAGCCGGCATACGAAGTTATTGACGGTGTACTTCACTTTTTTGTGGGATATAATGCGATAGTTAAAAAGGTCACAGTAGCCGAAGAATCTATGGACGAAATGCAGATTCAAGGCAATTTGAAGGGGTGATATTTTGGCAAAGAAAACATTTGAGGAAGGCGCGGTGGCCTTCACTAAAACGCAGTTGATTTTATCACAGCGGTATAAAGCCCGGCGGGATTTATTGAATACGTTATTGACGAATTCAAAATCTTACAGTTTGGGCGAGGTTGACCGCATGATTGACACATTTTTGAAAGGTAAGGTGAAATAATTATGGCACTTGGCGGCGGAACATTTACGACACAGAACAAGGTGCTTCCCGGCACATACATTAATTTTGTAAGTGCGGCAAGAGCGACGTCTGTTTTATCAGACAGGGGCATAGTTGCAATGCCTTTGGAACTGGATTGGGGCATTGAAGGGCAAGTTTTCGCAGTTGATGCGGAGAATTTTCATTCCGAGTCATTACGGGTATTCGGTTATGCCTATACTCATGAAAAGATGAAGGGGCTAAGGGATCTATTTAAGAATATTCGCAGAGGGTATTTTTACAGGCTAAATGTCGGTGTAAAGGCCTCCTGCACTTATGCCACAGCAAAATACTCCGGTGTTCGCGGAAATGATTTAAAAATAATCATCCAAACAAATGTGGACGATGCTTTAAAGTTTGATGTGATTACTATGCTTGATACAGTTAAAGTGGACACCCAGACGGTAGCTTCGGCAGCCGAACTGGTTGGAAACGATTATGTCGACTTTACAGCTGCAGCCTTAGAATTAACGGCTGGTATACCGTTGACACTGGGGACAAGCGGATCCGCGTCGGATGGTACAGCATATCAAGAGTTTTTGGATGAGATTGAATCCTATTCATTTAACACACTGGGTTGTTTGTCCGATAATTCAGAGACAGCAGGCTTATTTGCTGAGTTCACAAAGCGGATGAGGGACGAATCGGGTGTAAAATTCCAAACTGTACTTTATAGAACCGCGGCTGACCATGAAGGCGTGATATCGGTTGAAAACAAGGCCCTTGACGGTGCGGGTGAAACTTCACTTATTTACTGGGTCACCGGGGCTGCCGCAGGATGCAATATAAACGCGAGCAACACAAACCGAATTTATGATGGCGAATTCACAGTCGATGTAGACTATACTCAGTCTGCACTTAAAGATGCTCTAAAAGCCGGTAAATTCATTTTCCACAGGGTTGGGGACAGCGTGCGAGTGTTAGAGGATATCAACACATTCATTAGTGTAACACCCGAAAAATCAAGCGATTTCGGCAGCAATCAGACTGTACGGGTGTTAGATCAGGTGGCTAATGATGTTGCCTTTATATTTAACACCAAATACCTGGGCGCTATTCCGAATGACGATTCAGGTAGAATTAGTTTGTGGAACGACATTGTGAAGCATCACCAGGAGCTTCAAGCCATTCGCGCGATTGAAAACTTCAATGCCGACGATGTAACGGTTGCCGCAGGGGAAACTAAAAAGGTGGTAGTAGTCTCTGATGTGGTAACTCCGACAAATGCAATGAGCCAACTGTATATGACAGTTGTAGTACAGTAGAGGGGGTTTAAAAAAATGAACGAAAATGTAATGAGCGCAAAAGATGCAGTTAGCGGAAAACTAGCCGAATGTTTTGTTACGATCGAAGGTAACCGTTACAACTTCATGCAAATAATAAGCTTTGAATCATCCGTTAAGGCTACAATCTCTGAAGTTCCTGTTTTAGGAAAGATTATGAAGGGGCATAAGCTGGCCGGGGCAAGCGGTGAATGGTCGGGAACGGCCCATTATAACCAATCTATCATACGTGAAATAATGCTGAAATATAAAAACACCGGTATTGCTGAATATTTCGATATTCAGGTAACTAATGAAGATCCAACCTCCTCAATCGGAAGGCAGACCGTTATACTAAAGGATTGTTTAAGTGAGGGCGGTATTTTGGCAAAATTTGACGCGGATGCCGAATACTTGGACGAAGAGCTTTCAGGCACATTTGACGACTACGAAATTCCCGAAAAATTCAGCTTAATTCAGGGAATGAAATAAGGAAGGAAAAATTAATTTATGAGTAATTTAAGCGGATTTTTAGCACAGAATGCACTGAAATCTGATAATATTAAGTACGTTGCTTCTAAGCGCTTTCTTGATGACGCCGGCAATCCAATGGAGTGGGAAATCTCCGGGATTACTTCAACGGAGGACGAAGCTCTTAGAAAAGATTGCACCAAGCGTGTCTCCCTTCCAGGAAAACGGAACGTTTATACTCCGGAAACGGATTATAACCTTTACCTTGGACGGCTGGCGGCTAAATGCACCGTATTCCCGAACCTGAATGATGCCGAACTCCAAAACAGTTACGGAGTCATGAGCGCAGATGAGCTCTTGAAAGTTATGCTAAAACCCGGGGAATATGCCGAGTATTTAAGCAAAATTCAGGGAGTGAATGGGTTCGATGTGACTTTTGAAGATGCGGTGGAAGAAGCAAAAAACTAATCAAGGAAGGCGATTTTGAAGCGAACATTGCTTATTATTGCCTTCACAAGTTAAAAATTCTTCCGTCTCAATTTGTAGGTCTTGAAAAAAATGAAAAGGCTTTTGTAGTTGCAGCAATTCAGTTAAAAGTTGAAGCCGATAAGAAGGAAGCAAGCAAAATTAAATCCAAAAGATAATAAAATATGTAAAATATTGACAACACCGCCCCGACATTATATAATAATTATAAAAAGGGGTGGTGTTGATATGATGAAAAATTGTCCCAATTGTGGTGAAAGTGTAATATCTAACGCACAGTTTTGCACGAGGTGTGGATTCAAGTTTGATAATATAAAACAAGCTAATAATTTACCACTGGTTAAAAAGAAAAAGGGAACCGGATGTTTAATAACGATGCTGGTATTTGCTGTTTTAATGATTGTATTTGCAATTTGTCTATTAAATATGGGCGGACCGGGGGAGGCAAAAAAAGTAATGAATGCTGCCGGTATTACCGAAGAACAGGCAGATGCGGTCATAGAAATACTATCTAATTGCGGAGTTGATGAAATAGACGAGATAATGCATGATGAAATGCTAGATGATATGAATGCTGACGGAGAGGAAGGATATAGGGTTACAACTGAAAAAGCAAACAATATTATTCTTTATTTGTCAGATGGTAAAGTTGGTATCATCCGATGGAGCGATAACGACCTATATAAAGATGGTAAATGCATTTCAAAATTAACTGATTATGTATTGACGATTAGTGAAGAAGTTGATTTAGAAATTATGAGTCAAGATTATGTTAAAAATGTTTTGAAATCGCCTTCCACAGCTAAGTTTCCCAATATCACAGGATGGAAATTTCATAAAGACAAGGAAGAAATAATAATTCAATCATATGTTGATTCTCAAAATGGTTTTGGCGCAACGATTAGAAGTGAGTTTCAAATAGTATGTACCCCAGACAAATCAAAAGTAACTTCTTTTATCTTTGATGGAGAAGAATACATAAAATAGCACAATAGATATTAGCAAAAAGCAACTGTTAAACGGTTGCTTTTTTTATGCTGTTTTTGCGAAAGGCAGGTGAAATTATGGCAACAATTAGAACTGCAATTCAAATTCAGGATGGAATGTCGCCGGCATTTAGAAGCATGACTAAGGTAATGAATATTGTTTTAAGTAGTTTTGAATCTATTCAAAAAGTATCACATACTGCGATAGACACTGCGAGCATACAGACTGCACGAGCCGAGATGTCCAAAGCGGAAGTGACATTTAACCAAGTAGAACAAGAAATAAAGGAAGCTAATGAAGCGCAAAAGAAATTCAATAGTTCAATGGGCAGCGGTGGTGGAATTGCCAATGGGTTAAAGTCAAAAATCATGGGAATAGCCGCGACTGTTGGGGTTGCTTTGGGTACAAAACAAATTTTGGGGCTTTCTGATGAAATGACATCCACAACTGCAAGGCTTAACCTAATGAATGATGGTTTACAATCCACCGCGGAGTTGCAAGAAATGATATTTCAATCGGCGCAGAGATCAAGAACATCTTATATGGATACGGCTGCTACGGTTTCTAAGCTTGGTATTTTGGCGAAAGATGCTTTTTCAAGCAATGATGAAATGATTGCTTTTTCTGAATTGATGAATAAACAGTTCAAGATCGGCGGTGCCTCGATCCAGGAACAGACTTCAGCAATGTATCAGTTGACACAAGCAATGGCATCCGGAAAGCTTCAGGGGGACGAATTTAGAAGCATCATGGAAAATGCGCCCCTGCTTGCACAGTCAATAGCTGAATCGCTAGGCATGTCGGTTGGTGAACTGCGAAGCATGTCGTCCGAGGGGTTAATTACCGCTGATGTTATTAAAAACGCAATGTTTTCTTCCGCTGATGAAACAAATGCAAAGTTTAAGGAATTACCTATAACCTTCGCAGAGGTGTGGACAGACATTAAAAACAAGTTAATTGCAACCTTTCAACCAATTCTAGAAATAATTGCATCGGGTGCACAATGGATCAGCGACAACTGGAGTGCTTTAATTCCTGTATTTGCCGGTGTTGCGGGTTCTATTTTGGCAATAGTTGTCGCCATGACAGCATGGAAGATTATAACGTGGCTGCAAACCATAGCACAATTGGGTTTAAATGCGGCATTGATGGCAAGTGGGATTGGCGCAATACTAATTGTAATTGGCTCGATAATTGCTGGAATTGTAAAATGGATTCAATCAGTAGGCGGAATAAAAGTTGCCTGGCTTATTGTAGTACAAAGTATTCTTTCTGCGTGGGACTTCCTTAAGCTTTCATTCTTTATCGGGATTTATTGGGTTCTTGATTTATGGGACAAGATGAAGCTGGGAATCATGAAAGCTGTGGTGGGAATAACGAACTTCATGGGCGATATGAAGGCCGGTGTTTTGGGGATCCTTGAAAACATGGTCAATGGTGCAATCGGAATTATCAACGACTTTATCGGTCTTTTGAATAAAATACCCGGCGTGGAAATTGGTTTAATTGACAATGTGACCTTCGGAACGGAAGCCAAATTAAAAAATGAAGCCGAAAAACAGGCGAAAAATGCGGCACTGAAAAACTATGAAAACCACATTAACGAAGGGATTGCCGCAAGGGGTGACAAGATAACCCAGATGGGGAGAGATGCTCTAAATGCTGCTGTCACAAGGCAGGCTGAAATCGATGCGGCAAGAACTGGCGCGTCTACAAGAAGCAGGACCGACAACGTTAACGTTGAACGTGATAAAATGCTGGGCGGCATTGAAGACGACACATCTTCAATAAATGATTCAATGGAGTCTTCGGAAGAGGATCTAAAATACCTGCGTGATATTGCCGAGCAAGAGACGGTTAACCGCTTCACAACGGCCGAAATCAAGGTGGATATGCCTGTAAGTGCAAGTATTGCATCTAACATGGACCTTGATGGTGTGGTCAGCTACCTTGAGGAAAAGGTTTATGAAACTATGGAAGTTGCGGCAGAGGGGGTACACGAGTAATGGCCTATACATTTTATTTGGATAAGGTGGCGTTACCCGTCACCCCTTCCAAATTAAATATTAAAATTAAAAACCAAAATGATACGGTTAACCTTATCAACGAAGGTGAGATAAATATTTTAAAAGCTGCCGGACTTACGGAAATTGAGTTTGAAGCCCTGATTCCGGCGGTGAAATACCCATTTGCCGGTAAGTTCAAGCCGATAGCAAGCTATTTGACAAAGTTTGAAAACTTAAAAAACAGTAAAAAGCCATTCAGGTTTATTGTCTCAAGAGTTACTCCCGCCGGAAAACTGATATTTGATACAAACATTTTGGTTGGGTTGGAAGACTATGAGATTACCGAGGATGCAAAAAACGGACTGGATTTAATGGTAAAAATCAAACTAAAGCAATATAGGGTCTACGGTACAAAAACCATCAAAGTCCAGAAACCGAAAGGGTCACAAACAAAATCCACGGCATCTACAACAACCGCACGGCCGGGATCGCCATCTTCAAAGAATACATACACCGTTAAAAAAGGGGATTGCTTATGGAATATAGCAAAAAAATATCTTGGGGATGGGTCGCGGTATACGGAAATTTACAAGCTTAATAAGGATAAAATCAGCAACCCTAACCTGATATATCCGGGGCAAGTTTTAAAAATGCCAAATAAATAAGGGGGCTGATCAGCTTTGAGCAACGTGGAGCTTTTTATTCAGAACGGAAAAAATCGTTATTTCCCTGTTGTGGAAGACGGAATCAGCTGGACAACAGCAAGAAATGGTGAACCCGGAAAATTAGAATTTTCGGTGCTTAAGGATTCGGTACTAAAAATCACCGAAGGAAACGTAGTCAGCATGAGGCTAGGCAATTCAAATGTTTTTAGTGGCTTCCTGTTTAGCAAGAAGTTTGACAAGGGGGATACCGTCAAAGTCACAGCATATGACCAGTTAAGATATTTTAAGAATAAAGAAATTTATCAATACGAGAACAAAACCGCTGATCAAGTGATTGCAATGATTGCCAAAGACTTTAATATGCAGGTCGGTACCCTGGAAAACACCGGTTTCAAGATTCCGTACCGGAACGAATATGGCAAGACCCTTTTTGACATTACCCAAACAGCGTTGGATCTGACCTTGCAGAACAGCAAAAAAATGTTTGTCTTGTACGATGATTTCGGAAAACTGACTTTGAAAAACATCGAAAACATGAAGATTAACCTGCTGATTGATGATACCGCAGGGGAAGACTTTGATTACACGTCATCCATCGACGGCGAAACCTATAATAAAATCAGGCTTATCTATGACAACGAAGAGACCGGAAAGAAAGATGTGTATGTTGCCCAGGATTCGGCAAACATGAATGCGTGGGGTGTGCTGCAGTATTTTGAAAAAATCAATGAAACTACTAACGGGAAGGCAAAAGCTGACGCGCTACTTTCCCTTTATAACAAGAAAACAAGGAACTTGAGTATCAAGAACGCCCTGGGCGATATTCGGGTTAGAGCCGGTTCGTCAATTCCTGTTGTTTTGGATTTGGGAGATGTGAAGGTGCAGAACTATATGCTTGTTGAAAAGTGCAAACATACATTTAAAGAGAATTATCACACTATGGATTTGACTTTGCGAGGCGGTGAATTTATTGCCTAATATGGTTGAATTAATAAAAAAGGCAGCCATCCAAGCGGTTAATGACTCCATGCCGCCTGCTATTATGTTCGGAACTGTAACCAATACAGAACCACTAAAAATCAATGTAGAGCAGCGATTGACTTTGAATGAAAATCATTTAATTTTGACGAGTTCAGTAAGTAACTTTACCCAGGATGCGGTTGAATATAAGTTTGCTCTTACGGTTGGCGAAAAGGTCATTCTGCTACGGATACAGGGTGGCCAAAAATTTATTGTTTTAGACAGGATAAGGTGATGAAATGCTTCCAAATGTAACCGATGATTTACAAAGCGATTTTGAGTTTGCAGAATTACCGACACGGACTTTCAAATTAAACGCCGACACGAATACTGTTACAGGGTTTGCCGCTGGACTTGAGGCGGTAAAACAAGCTATTTATTTGATATTGCATACCGAACGTTATGAATATTTAGTTTACAGCTGGAACTATGGTATTGAATTGCAGGACTTATTTGGAGAGCCGATATCGTTTGTTCTTCCTGAATTAAAGCGGCGGATCACCGAAGCTCTGACCCAGGATTCACGAATTACCGGAGTTGATGATTTCAATTTTGAAACATCTAAAAACAAGGTTCGTACAACCTTCACGGTTCAAACAATATACGGTGAAATAGAATCTGAAAGCGAGGTGACAATTTAATGTACGAAGACATAACGTATGAATCGATTTTAGAGCGTATGACAGACAAGGTGCTGGAACAGAACCCAAACCTGGACACGCGGGAAGGAAGCCTAATATTTACAGCTCTTGCACCGGCGGCGGTTGAAATGCAAAACATGTATATTGAGCTTGATACAATTCTGAATGAATCCTTTGCTGATACACAGTCAAGGGATTTTTTAATTAAACGATGCTCTGAAAGGGGTATTTATCCCACAGCCGCAACACCGGCAATCCTTCAAGCTTTATTTAATATTGATATCCCGATCGGTACAAGGTTTTCACTCGATATTTTAAACTACGCTGCTATTGAAAGAATATCTGAAGGTGTATTCAAATTAGAGTGCGAAACTGTCGGAAGCACAGGTAACGAGTATCTGGGGACATTAATCCCGATCGATTATATACACGGGTTGACTAGTGCTGAATTAACCGAAGTGTTGATTCCAGGAGAAGATGAAGAAGAAACTGAGACCTTACGCGCGAGGTATTTTGAAAGCTTGGAATCGCAGGCATACGGCGGCAACGTGTCCGATTATAAGACCAAAGTGAACAATATCCCAGGTGTTGGCGGCGTAAAGGTTTACCCTGTTTGGGACGGCGGTGGGACTGTAAAATTGATAATTATAGATAGCACATATGGTGTACCTAGTTCTACACTAATTGATTTAGTTCAAACCACCATAGACCCAACTGTAAATAGTGGAGAGGGGGAAGGGTTGGCACCGATAGGACACATAGTAACCGTGGAAGGTGTAACAGCTGCAACTGTAGACATTACAGCAACCATAATATATCAGAGTGGTTATGTTTGGGCGGACATTGAGCAAAATGTGTATGATGCCATTGATTCTTATTTATTAGAGCTATCTGAAATTTGGGATGATGAAACTGCATTAGTAGTTAGAATATCTCAGATAGAAATTAGGTTATTGAATTTAACTGGTGTATTAGATATTGCAGATACTACCATTAATACATTAGAACAAAATTTAGTGCTAGATGCCGATAGCATACCGATAAGGGGGATTGTAATTGGATAGATTAATTATAGATTATTTGCCCCCGGTACTCGAGGAAATTCGGGAAATAAAAAGCCTTATGACTGCCGAGCAGGCAGAGGTGGAAAGCTTATGGCTTTCTCTAGGAAACGCTTTAAACGATCAGTTTATATCTGATTCTACCGAAAACGGCGTGGGGCGTTTGGAAAAAATATTCAAGATCGTACCGAAGGCAACCGACAGCATCGATGTGCGCAAGTTCAGAATTTTAACCAGAACAACCGAGCAGATACCCTATACAGTTGCTGCTTTGCGGCAACAGCTTTCAGCGTTGTGTGGTGACGAAGGGTATTCCCTCACCGTAAACAGCTCTGACTATAAAATTGGGGTCAAAGTAGAATTAGAGGCAAAAGGGAAATTTGATGAGGTGGGCGAACTGCTAAAAAGGGCGGTGCCGGCAAATATGGTAATCGATTTATTATTAATGTATAACCAACATTTGTTGCTTGCTAATTTCACACACGCTCAGTTGTCGGTCAACACCCATGATTTTTTAAGAAATGAGGTTTTAGGTTAATGGCCACTACAACAACTAATTATAGTTTAAAGAAACCGGCGGCAGAGGATTTTTACAATATAGCAGATTTCAACGGAAACGCGGATATAATAGACAGCACGTTAAATGCCTTGTCGGTTAATAAGGTGGATAAAGTCACTGGCAAAGAGTTATCTGCGAACGATTTTACGGCCGTATTAAAATCCAAATTGGACGGCATTGCTACAGGTGCAACGGCAAATGATACAGATGCAAATTTAAAAAATAGGGAAAATCATACCGGGACACAATTGGCGTCTACAATTAGCAACTTTGCATCAGCTGCCCTTGCGGTTGTGTTGACAGGATTATCAAATGTTACAAATTCAGCCATTACCGCCACTGACACAATATTGTCTGCATTTGGCAAATTACAAGCGCAAATTACCGACCGGGTAAACAAAGATGGCACAACCGCCATGGACAGTTTGACGGTAGGCTCACGCCTGACAAGTAGCGTTATTGGCACTAATAGTGTTGTCGAAGGAAACGGCAACGCGGCAACGGCAGAAAATTCCCATGCAGAGGGTGACGAAACAATAGCTAGCGGAGTATGTTCACACGTTGAGGGTAGAATGGCAACGGCCAGCGGGGAATGCTCACACGTTGAAGGCGAAATTTCATGGGCTTTTGGTTATTGTTCACACGCAGAGGGCGCGTCAACAGGCACGGGAGGAGTTGGAGCACATGCAGAAGGCTCTGGGTCGAGGGCAGAAGGGAGAGCCTCTCATTCAGAGGGTGAAATGACATCGGCCTCAGGAGATTTTTCACACGCTGGGGGATATAACACATCCACAGGAGTATATGCTTCGCAATCTATGGGAACTTATAACAAGGCACTTACCGGAAATGCCACAACCTATTCTGGAACGGCGGACGCATTTGTTATCGGAAACGGTATCTCCTCGGTCCGAGCTAATGCGTTCCGGGTAACATTTGACGGCAAAACATACGGTCTTTCGGCATTCAACTCTACAGGAGCGGACTATGCAGAGTATTTTGAGTGGCTCGATGGCAACCCGGATGCAGAGGATCGAGCCGGATATTTTGTAACCTTAGACGGAGAGAAAATACGCAAGGCCATAGCGAGCGATGATTATATTCTTGGTGTCGTTTCCGCAGCACCGTCGGTAATAGGCGACAGCTACAATGATGATTGGAGTGGGAAATACCTTACGGACGAGTGGGGCCGGATACTTTACGAGGACGTACTGGTAGCAGAAAAAACAGACCCATTAGGGCTAATAATTCCCGAGCATACTGACCATCTACCTCAAATTAGTCCAGCATGGAACAGCACACAGGAGTACACGCCCAGAGAGCAGCGCCCCGAATGGACCACAGTTGGTATGATGGGTAAATTATTAGTTCGTGATGATGGGACCTGCACTGTCAACGGATATTGCAAGCCGGACAGCAACGGCATGGCATCAGCAAGCACCGCCGGCTACCGAGTCATGAAGCGGATATCCGACGGCACAGTTCAAATTCTTTTGAAATAGATAGGATGCGATAATTTGAGAACTATTGTGTTAAAAATTACGGACACCAACGCAAAGCGGCAAAATTCGGTGACATTGACGAGTGGGGCAATAAACGATGTGTATTGTCAGTTCGACTTTGATACTGACTGGAGCGCATTTACGGCAAGGACGGCGACATTTATAGGCGCCGGCGAAACGAAAACCGTACCGCTCATAACAACAGACCCTGTGGCAGTACCCTGGGAATGCTTAAAAGTAGCGGGGGGTGATTTAATAGTCGGTGTGACAGGATTGTCATATGACGAAAATGGGGATACCAAAACGGTACACCCGACATTATACAGTTCGTTAGGGAAGATCTTGCAAGGCGCCGACCTAAACGCGGATCCAGCTACAGAACCAACGCCAACCGAGGCAGAACAGATACTACATAGCGTAGCAGCAGCGGAGGCAGCGGCAGCGGCAGCCGAAGCTGCAAAAGCCACCACGGTTACAATCGGTACAGTATCAGAGGGAG